CTGATAATCGCGAGTGCCTAAATCCTTTGGGATGTTGCAGATTTCTTCGCCGCGAGTTCTTTCAATTGTCACTTCGCCCAAATCGTTTGTAAGGATTTTATAAGTTGTTTCCATTTATAACTCCGCATCTGCTAGATAGTGAAAACCAACTTCTGCTGCGCTAGTTGTTGCGGCTGAACCTGCCGCCATGCCCATTGTGCCAGCATAGCCAGTTGTTAAAGTTTGATTTGCTGCGCCCTTAAATACTTTGTTAATGTTTCCATTGTTATCATAAAAAGTCATTGTTGGAAGCACTCTTTTGTTTACCATAAATCGAAAACCGTATCTTAATTGGTTTGTGTTTGCTGTGTTGTAAAGAGTATTAACCCAGCCATCAGTTGTGGCTGTTCCTGGTGCTACATCTGTATTGTAAGATTTTTCGTAATATCTTTGGCATAAATTTAATTCACCTGCGATAGAACCACTTGCAGTTTGAAATGCTGTTGTAGTGCTGCCGTTCTCTAATTGCCAACCCCAAAGGTCAATAGTTACATTCTGAATGCCTACTGCTGGATAACCTGCACCTGAAATAGATGTACCAGCAGAAGTAAAGATGCGAGTGTTTAACTGTGGCGCACCTGTGCCAATAGTTTTACCTGCAATAGATGGCACATTTATTGTAAAAGTGTAACGCGCCCAAGAAGTCGTAATTGTTTGAGTCGCTGCTGATGTAGGAACAGTTGCGCTTCCACCAGTTCCAAAGGCTTGCTCGACATTGAAACCAATCTTAGGAGTTCCAGTAGATGCCTTAGCCCATACTGAAAATGCAACTGTTTGACCTGCAAAGGTTCTGACATCTTCAATAGGTTGAGAAATACCTGCAAAATCTCCAACTGCTGATTGAGATACAGTAACAATTCTCATAAAGTTAGCAGCCTCATAACCTGCAACTGGTGCTGTACCTGCTGTAAATGTCTGTGCTGAGTAAGTTGCTGTGCCGCCCGTATATTCCAACTTGAAACGGTCAAAGCCGTAAGTTCCAGATATTGTTGTGCTTGTAAAAACCCGTTGGTTAAATCGGCAGTCTGAGTTAATCAATTTATTTTTGCCAGCAGTATAACCAAGCGAAGGCGCAAGGTAAGCATTAATAGTTCCATTTGTGTCATTTATGTCGCTTGCGGAGAAAACGTCCCCGTTTGCGTAACTCACTTTTAGCGGAAGTCCGACAGCCATTAGCACACCTCTTTCATAGGGTCAATTCTAGTACATAACATCGAGTAAAGCCTCCTGCGTGGTCAAAACTGTTACCCATGTGTTAGGGGTGATGTCGTGTCCAACTCCTTGGCATTGAAGGGTTTTGACGATTGTTGAACCACCTTGTCCATCATTGGTGATTTCCATCGTGTCAAAATAATCAAGGTCAAGGGCTGCAATAATGCCTGCTCCGTATGACAAAGTAACCAAGTCCAAAGTAATTGAGTCAATGCGGATTGTGGTCTGCTTGCGTGAATCGACGTAAGCGGTTGCCAAAGCCAAAGCATTGGCGTCTGTCTGCATTAACATTTCAGGTGCAGTAATGGCGTGGGTAAAATAAGAGGCTATCGATGTGGCATCTGAGTAAGTCTGTGCTGTGCCACCCACGCGTGTAACGGTTGCTGAGTTCACAATAGTTTTGTCATCAAAGGCAAATTGAATACCAGCATAGTTAATATCACTTGAACCAGTAACGTTTGAAAACTTAGTAGGTGATACAGATTGGGCATCTACAACATATTGACGATTCTTAAATACTGCAACGCCTGATTTATCAATATAGAACGCGCCTTGCTCTGTAAATTCAACGGTTTGAATAGCCTGGAGAACTGAACGTGTGCCGCCTGGGTCAACTTGGCATGTCGTGTTGCCTGTTTGAATTGAACGCTGAGAATTAGGCCAGGCAACCATGTCTAGGATTTTACCAATACGCGTTCCTGTATCTTGTCCAGCAGTAGCACCAGTGACTGTTGTTACGTTTGAATTAAAGAATAACCTGAAGGCATCGTAGCAAACGAAATCAACAAATCCTGTTTCCTGGGAAGTTGGATATGTGTACTTATATTCCGTGATATAACCAGAAAAGATAGAATATAAAGTCCCAGAGTAATTTGCTTGAATTTGAATCTTGCGGAGCGGCTGTACGTTGGGATAGTAAATTGATGATGTGTTCTGGGGATTGAAATTGCCCGTAGGGTCATTCACGCGCACAACTGCTGATGCTGAAGTATATTTGTCTTGCAAAAGGTTGCGTTCTCTGCGTGTGGAAATTTTTAAGACAGAAGCAGAAACGTCAACAATAGTTGGAACAACTGCTGCAAGTTCAGCAAAACCTAATTGTGACGTTCCTAGAATAAAGGCATTACCAAATGATGCACCTTGAGTCAGGTTAATTTTTACAATAGGAGTTGCTGGTAATGCCATTAGTACACCGTAGAATACGAGATTGGTATGCCTGCTGCTTGGTTATTGTAAATGCCTTGGGTAATTGCAGATACTAAGTCACGCTCTGTTGTAACAGAACCTGCTACGTTCACAACAATTGTTGTTCCGCCCATTGCACCCATGCGGTCAAGAGGAATGACTGCTTCTGGTCCTGATTCGCCAATCAATGCCATTGTTGCCTTATTAACAACGCCACCTGTTGCCATCTTTGCAAAGGAATCGTTTTTCTCTAATTTGTTAATAAGTGCCTGACCAGTCAGGGTTGATTGATAAACATCAGAACCTAGGTTGCCACCTGCTGTGCCTCCACCTGTTGAGTAAGCACCAGGTTGTGCGCTGAAGATATTGAAAAGGCCGCTTCCCATTAATGGGAGTTGCGCCAAGGTCAATAACTGTGCAGCAATCAATTGAAGAGTTGTAAGCCATGCTGCAAATGGGTTTGGAACATCACCCAGTCTAATCATGTCACCGCGAAGCATGCCAAGAAGTTCAGCATCCTTAGAGATGGCAACTGCTAACTTGGCAGCACCCTCTACGTTGCCTGAGTTAATTGCATCTTCTAAATCTAAAATTTCAGTCTTTAAGCGAATACGGACTTTGTCTTCTTCTGTCTGCTTATTCATAGCGGCAGCCGCTAACTGAATACGGTCTTGGTCAAATAGTTTTTGAGCCTGATTAAGGAAGGCTGAAGCCTTATCTAAGGCAAGTTTCTTCTGTTGTTCAGCAGTAATCTTTTTAAGATTCGCAAGTCTTGCCTTCTCTGCTGCCAAAAGTTGCTTTGTATTTTTTGTTTGATTTTCTATTGCTAGACGTTGCTGCTTGCCTAAAGCATTTTCTGTTTGACCAGATAAAGTCATTGACATATTCCCCATGCCAGGGTTGCCATATCCGCCTGCTGGAATAAACAAATCAAAACTGGTGAGCATTTCCTTCCAGATGCGAAGGAATTTTGCAATTCCTCTGGTCAGGTCAGCAATTTTATTTGCAATTTTGTCAATTGCGGTGACAGTAGGGTCAACTGTACTTGAACCAGATAAAATGCCAAGCGCATCGATTAAACCTTTACCAATTGCTTCTTTAGCATTATTGCTTGCAACTGTTAGTTTGTCCAAAGAACCTTGATAAGAGTTCGAAGCAGATACTGCTTGACCAGCAAAAAGCATTGTCAGTTTGTCTTGAATCTCTAAGAATGAACTGCTGGTTAGTTCTGCTTTACTTAAACCAACACCTAAACGACCAAGTGAAACATTATTTCCAAGGTATGCTTTTTGTAATGCTTGCGAAACGCTAGTGAGGTCTTTACCTGTACCTGCTGAAATATCTAATGCAAGACCGAGCAGTTCCTGCGATTTAGTAAGTGAGCCAGTGGCGCGAAGCATACGGTCCATTGCGGGACGAAGTTCGTCATCAAGAACACCTGTTTGTTTTTCAAGACGTGAAATGTACCCATTAAGAGCATCACCTGCGTAACGAGTATTCAGTCCAAGGTTTTCTAATGTCTTTCCTAGGGAACGTGCAGCATTATCATCTGCTGCAAATGCTTTAACTGATGCTTTCCCAAACCTAACAATTGCAGCAGTACCCAGTGCAAGGCCAAGTGTGCGACCAAGGTTTTGAACTTGTCGCTGAAGTTTTGCAGTAGATGTTTCTGCCTGCTTGAAAGCCTTAGAACCTGTGAACTCTGAGGCAATCTGAATGGCTATCTTTGATGTATCCATATTAAGCGGCTCTCTTTACATCTACAATTGAAGTCCGTTTGTTAAACTTAGCGGTTGTGTTCTGCACTGCCTTGAAATACGCTGCAAGAACTTTGCCATTGGTTTCATCCCAAGCACGATAAATTAAACGACCACGCTTATCACCAATGCCAGATGTTTTCTTTTTACCGTAGATTGGACCAAGGTTCTTATTGAACTGCGCGCCTGCGCCTGGATTAACAGAGTGAGAATAACGCTTTTGTGCAACGCTCTTACCAGGACCAACCCAAGGCTGACCGCCTGGGTTCTTACGTCCAGCAGTTTCAATGATTGCGCCCAAGGCAGATTTATTCTCAATCGATGCCAGAGATGTGAAACCACGTTTATTAGCGCGGCTTGGACTTGTTTTGTAACTGATTCCCTTACGAATAACATTTGCGTCATACATAGGAAACTTTGCTTCGGAGAACGAACGACGCTGCCATCCACTCATGATGCTTGACTCGCTTGGTACAAAACCGCGAGCGCGTGAAACGACAGGCTTTAGTGCAGCAGCAACTTCTTTGCGAAGTTCAGTAGATAAATCAGGCGCGTAATTTCGTAACGCCTTACGAAGTGCGAGTGCGCCCACGACTTCTGTTGGCATCTCGCATCTCCTTCGCTTCATCTTTGAGAACCTTGATTAGGTTCTGCAACATTACATCGTCAAGTTCTAACAATTGTTGTGGCGCAATTCCCAGCCTCACGCTAAGTTTAGCAATGAAGAAGGTGATGGAATCACGCCCTAGTTCGGGGAATCGTCATCGAGAACTTCAACGTTAATTAAAGTTTCGATAAACTTTTCTCCAAACATGGGAACAGTCTCACCCTGACGTCTAATACATTCCCAGGCGAGCCAAAAGATATCGCTCTGCTTTTGGTCTTCAAGGAACGCTTTGTGAAAGCCCTTCTTAGCGTAAATCTCAAAACCATATTGCACCAACGGAGTAATTGGGTATTCTCCAACCGTTCCGTCTGCCCTTGTTACTTTTAACTTTGCCATCTTTTGCCCCTTAGTTTAGTTTTAGAATGTGCCTGTTGATGCAACTGCAACTGTTGAGTTACAGTTCCAAGTTACTGACATCGAACCAATATCGCCTGTTGCACCATTAATGTCTTGAGTGCCATTGACTAGGACGCTCATTGTATATAGAGGATTTGTTGCTGATACTGCTGAACCTTTATCTTGCAGAAGAACAACAGTAACAGTAGTTCCCCATGCTGACTGCAATGTTGCAAGAACATTTGCTGCTGCTGTGTCGTTTAGAAAATCAATTGTTACAGAAGATGACTCCAGGCCCTTCACGGCCTTTCTGCTGCCATCTCCCATTGCAGTTACATCTAGTTCATCAAACTGACGGTTAAGTGTTACAGATGTTACATGGTCAGAAAGGTCAACGGAATTAACCTTAACGCCGACCTTGTTATTTAGAAATACAGCCATTTAGGTTATTCCTCTTCTTTCTTTGTAGATGCTGGTTTCGGTGCTGCTGGTGTTACCTGCCCGATTTTCTTCAGGAAGGCCTCGTTCTCTTTTTCCCATTCGGACATATTAACTCCAGGTGGTTAGTACGGACAGTGACATCTCGCAAGTAAGCAATGCGCCAGAGTCCACGTTCAAAACGCTTGGCTGACTTATTGCTCCCACATTATACGTCAAGGATGACGCTGCGAGTTTATTGAACACGCCAACTAAGGCTGTTTCAATTCCATTGAGGTTTCCTTCGTTATCAAACAAAGGAACAGTGATTACCAATTTAAAGTTGGCAGTTGGTGCAATTGTATTGTGCTGGTTGTTGTTAGGCGTTAGGTAAGGGTCATCTGGTGCGACGATGACGCTGTTCGCTAAAACAGTTGCAGGCGGGAACGCAAAAACTTGCCATAAAGAGTTATCAACTAAGGCTGTTGCAATAGTTGTTCTCAAGGTTGTTAATGCTGTTGACATTATCCAACCATTGAACTTGGGCTAATTGCGTGGGCTAATAAACCACGCACGCGTGCAAGTAAAGTATTTCCCATGCGGTAAGGCGATGGTGCAAAGTCTGGGGATACGCCGCCTGAGTTTGAAACCTGACGTGCTTGCCAGATGTCAACTGAAATCATAAGTGCCGCTTCTTGCACGGCTGCATCTAGTGTGTAATCAACATAAGTATCTGCTGCAACCTGGCCTAATGGCTCGACTGGATGATAGGGAGCAGGTGTGTTGTTGTTGCCTGTGATTGCGTAAGTAATGTTGTAATCGCCAACGCCTGTGATTGTCTTAGAACCGTTGTGCTTTGAGCCGTTGCCTGATATAACAACTGTCTGACCTACATAAAAGACTTTTTCAACTAGAGTGTCAAAGTGAAGTGTGCCTGTTGTTGCTGTGTTGCTATGTGCAATGTTAAATGTGTAATTGTTCCAAAGCATAGGAAGGATTACAACGTCAGCAGCATCGCATGTTTGTTGAAGCGTAGCGTCGCTGTATAAAGTTCCAACGCCAAGTGCGGAACGAAGTTCTGCTACTGTGCAAAGTGACATTCTTAATCCTTTCTAAAGACTGAAGGCGGGGCAAGGGCTGCGCCCCGCCTTCAGTGACTTAGTTGTCGATTACGCTACTGCGAAGCGACGTACACCCTTACCTGACTTAGCAACATAGAGTGCTAAATATCCGTAAAGGTTGATTTCGATTTCGCCTGAAGTCAACACGTTAACACGAAGTTGTGTTGTTGGTGATTCCCAAGCATAAACAGAACGTGGTGCAACTAGGAACGCAGAGTCATCTGCAATACCTGATGCTGAGATGTTATGGTCAACAATAAGGTCTGTACCAAGTACGCCACCAACAACAGAAGTTGCTACTGCATTACCTGCTGCATTGTATGTTGCGCCTTGTGCAGAATATAGAGGACGGCCTGTTGTATCTGCGTATCCTGTAATTGCTGCCCATTGGTCAGTTGAAGCAACAAGTTTGTTAGCGAAATCGCCACCAGTACCCTTATATGCTGCTGCGCCTTCTACTGAAACGAATGATTGAAGTCCTGCTGCTGTTGTTGCAACATTTGCTCCTGCTGTTCCGTTAGCAATAAATGCTGCAATGAGTGCTGCATCTGTTGCCTTCTCGTAAGATTTTCTTAACTCAGCCATCATTAATTCCATAAAGGCGGGCGAACTGCGGTCCACCAATTCGAAACTAACCCGTTGTAGCCCGCTGAATTTCTCCACATTTACTGTGTCGTAAGATGAAGTCATTCCTGTTTCAGATGGTGCTGAACCTTCGTTTGTATCTGCAACTGTTGGTGCAACGTTTGGTGTTGAAGCATTTGTATAAAGACGTGGAACAGTAAATGACATACCTGATTCAACAAGTGCTGAACGTGTTACTGCTTCAAATGCAGGACGGCCAGAGAATGTATCTGTTAGGAATGTTTGTAGGTGACCTGGAAGAGTCAAACCAGTGTTTGTTGAAGTTGAATCATCTGCTGCCTTGATTGTACGACGTGCATCGTCATCACCAAGTGCTGCCTTGATGTTTGCTTCTAGGTATTGTGCTGAAGTGATTGGTGCAACACGTTCGCGTACGTTTGTCACGCTAAC